GTTAGAACGTTAGTTGACGTGTTAAATGATAAAGCGGTATCACTAGTAAACCCACCACTACCGTCTGATAGTTGTACAAGCCCACTAGTGCCACTAGATGTGGTAGCAATAGTGCTGCTATATAGCACAGTTTTCCAGTTAGTGCCATCGTAAACAAACATAACAGCACTACCCGCCGCTATAGCAACGTTGGCCCCGCTACTATCGAAAGTTACCGTGCTACCACTAGGAACTGAAACAAACACGTGATGACCCGGTGGAAATGTACCGCTAGGGTTTAGATTGATTGTAGAGCCCGCTGTTATTACGAACACTTGGTCACTGTCAAACGTAAATGTTTGATTGCTACTAGTGCTAAGCACATTGACATTTGTAGGACCTAGTAAGTGGGTATGTCTATTACTACCATCCTTTCTACTATAGTAAAGCATAGACTCATTGTTAGCGTTAAATGATTGCCAAATCACACCATTGTCACCATAAGTACCATGTTGACCAGTGCCGTGTACTTGAGATAATGCTGTATGGCCGTTGATACCAGTAGTTGATGTTTTATTTCCATCACGCACAGGAGACAAATACAGCGGAGTAGGTCTTACGAATACACGTTTGTCATTGTATTCAGACAACGATTGGATGTTTAAATCACCTACCGTAGAACCAGTTACTCTTGTAGCGCGTACTGTGCCTAATACAACAGACTGTCTGTTCTCACCAGCGCCACCACCAGTTTTGAGATAAGCAGCAGCCGTGCCTGTAATTGAAGCATAGGCACCTGATGCTGTAGTAATTGGAGTAGTTTGACTAACTTTTAGACCCTCAGCGGTGGCAATAACTACGAAAATACACTCTTGATTGGTAGTTAATGCTGTAAAGGTGCCTAATTTTTGTGAAGTGGTAGTTGTTAACGTAACAGTGATGTCGCTACCACCACCTATGGCGTAGAGCACACCGTCTAAAATTACGTCACATGCTTTAACCACGAACTGATTTGCTGCTGAACCTGCACTTATTGCACCCGGTAAATCAGGGGGGTCATTTCTGTCACTGTCACTATAAGCAGTATCTTGTGGTAGTAATATACCATTTCCGTGTACTCCTTCATATAGGTTAGTTAGCGATGGTGACAGAACATGGTCACCGTCTTTTAGTCCATCATTTGTGCCATCAGTGTGGCCTGATAAAGGGTTATTAGTAGTCATTATTTCACCTCAATTAATACTTGGATTCTTACTTCATTAGTAGTTGTTTTGATGATTGGTAGTATGGTATGTCTAGCCACTGGTGTAAAAGATGATGCACCCCTAAACTGTATGTAAACCTCTTTGATTGTATCAGTAAATGATTCAGTCGCAGGTATGAACCCTTCAACTAAAACAGTGCTATCATCAATTATTCTGACTGTAGGGTTGATTGTCAAAGCGGGTCTTCCAGCAGAGCCATCTGAGCCTGTAGAAGGAGTACCATCAAAGCCAATTATCATCTCATTGATGTTACTAACTAGAGTATCTAGTAAAGTTCTTTTTATGTGGTCACTTACTGGTATATCACTCACCTCTGATTATTGGCGTATTTTTACTACCACCTATAGTTTCTTGCGTACTACTACCGCCGAGAGTGCCCCTATTCATGGCTTTTCCTATTATAAACCCTGAATTACCATGTCCTTGAATAGTAATAATTGGAATAGTGACAATCTTGATTTCACCAAATAGTGAGAAGTTAGTTTCAGTTATTTGTTCTGTTACGTTTGGTCTACTACCTGTGCTTTGAGAGCCTTCAGATATACCTAGTAGAACACCTTCAATACCTGTGTCTAAGGTTAAGAAGACAAGGTCTGCTGTATTATTTACTAGATTATGCTTGACCTCTACTAAAATACGTCTAACCCCATCATATTCAACTATTTTACCGGGTCTTAAATCCCATGAATTAGGATGGCCGTTGCTAGACCTGCTACCTTTGAGTAAGTTGTTTGCCTTTAGTATACTATTAGCGACCATTCTAGCCTGTTGATTACTACCTACTGTGAAATCTTCTACTACTTGCGGCTCTTGTATTACTTCAGCCCCACGACCGCTTTGCTTCTCACCGTCGTTAACTTCAGCACGTGCATTTTCATTGACAGCAAGAGCCTTACCTTGTACTATAATTCGATTACTTGTATTATCTACAGGGTTAGAAGTTGTTGTACCTGTTCGTATTGAACTATTTACATAACGACCTGCTTCAGCAAAATTGAAAGGTACATAAAGTAAACTGCCAAACCTCTCAAAGTAAGTTATATGATTGTCATGTCTACCTAAAAATCTCAGAGCAGTAACTAGATTCACACCATAGAAATCAGCAGATACGAAAGTAGTGCTGAAACTTCTACGGTCATTAGTAGAATTAGACGGTGTAATAGGTAATGTTGTATTGATTGAAGTTAAATCTCCGGCTACTTCATTGCCCAACCTAATAGCCATGTCAGTAGTTCTAAGACCAACATCAACTGGCTGAGCAGCGTAGGCTTTTGTTGAGTTAAATCCTAGTTCACTCAAAGTCAGACCATTCATATTACGAACAGCGAAAGTTGTACCTTCATTTCCACTAGAAGTGCTACCCGGTGATAGCCTTTCGGTCTGCTTATCTATAGCATACAATAACGGTGGAGTATTTGAAGCAGCATCGCTTCCTTCTAGTTTGGAATCCATGTAATATACAGCAGTAGTAGAGTCATGCCCTGCTGTAGGAGTATGTGTTAAGACTATACTATCTTCTCGCTCATCAATAGCGTATGAGTGGGTAGAGGCTATACCATAAGTTGCTGCTTTACGTTTTCTCAATGTGACTTTAGATTTAGTAGAGCCTTGCTTTGTTATCTCTCCTAAATGTAAAGCGTTGTCAACAAACACAGGTTTCCTTGTGTGTTTCATAATGACATTGTTGTCAGTGGTTGTACGCTGTTGTGCTAAGTAAGGCATCACGCATCACCACTGTGGTCAGATGTACCGTATGTAACATCGTTTTTATGTCCTTTTGAATGCAAGGATTGACTAAATCGGGGCTTTACTGCGTAATCTTTACCAGTTCCTGTACGTCTAGGCGCATCGCTTCTGTAATGCTGTAAAGTGTTTTCAGTAACAATCAACCTAGTAACTGTGGTCTTGAGAGTATCTTTGTCAAATGTGGTCATACCAGCACCCGGTAACTTAGGACCCTTTGAGGTAGGTACTGTATCGCTACTACTTTCCATTAAGTAGACTGGTTGATACGGTGCATTTGCATTAGGTATAGATGAGCGCATGTAAGAAGTAGCACCACCATTAGTTGACTCATAAGTGAACAGTCCAGACTTACCACCTGATGTGGCTGAGTAGTATGTGTTACCATCCTGAGGCGTGCTACCTGCTACATTTCTATCAGACCTAAAGACTTCAATATGCTTGTTATCAAGCAGTCTTACTGGTCTTACCATAAAGCGCACTGTTGTGTCTACTAAGTTGTGAGGATTTGAGGTACTAGTAGAGGTTTGATATGGGTTACTAGTAGTTCCTGAGCCACTTCTACCCCATCCTGTATCATCAAACGGATTTACGAATGAGCGTGCTTCAAGGATGTAACTACCACCCATTACCTTGATGTTACTAGTATGTGTAAATCTCATAACACCACCATGAGGTTGTGCATTGAAAGAAAGTGATGTTAAATCATAGTCAGCAAGAGTCTGCGAGGCTGATTGCATACCGCCTTCTAAAACAACCCTTTGACCTACATCAGTGTCTGAATGTAGGCTGTGTGCTTCTGTATTTACTGCCACCATGTCGGTGCTTACACCTGTAGAGCGAGACTCAATGTTTTCCGCATCTATACCTATTCTTGGACTAGACCTTGAGATAGGTTCAACATGTACAGACGAACCACTAATGTTCTCTACACGCTCACTGACTGCTGCTTCAGGCTTTAGTAGACCGTCTTCTGCTATGTCTAGTCTAGCGCTTATTCCGCGCTTGACTTCATCGGGTTGCAGGGTGTCGTTCCTAGGACGCATGTAACCTTGACTAAATGTAGGCTCAGCAGTATGATAAGACAATACTACACCTGAGCCTTCGTAGACATCACTCAAC